AGTAACTGTAACAGCACCACCAGTACCAATGGTTCCAGCTAATGAACCAGTAATACCAGCAGCAGTAGAGGTAAGGTCGCCAAAGTTAGCAACATCACCAACACTTACAGCAGCAGAAGGGACAGCATCACCTTGAGTGTAAGAAGAACTGAAGGAGAATGACTCACCAGATGTTGCTTGGGATGCTGTAACAACACTGGAAGCACCAGTGAAACCATCACTGGTCATTAGTACAGAGTTTCCAACAACACCAGAAGTAGTTCCATCAGTCGTGCTTACATTATTACCAGTTGTAGAGAAGTTGTGACCAACTCTTACTGCTCTGGTAGCAGCAGCATCAACCGTTAGTTGAACACTAGATGATAGTTTATGTGTAAGGGCACCTGCATTTGCTGCCGTACCTGTCATCAGTAACATTCCAAAAGCGATCAATGCTTTTTTCATTTGATTGATTATATGTATAACTGCGATTATTTATGATTTAGAATAGTATAAATAAAACGAATTCACAAAATTGAAATGAACGAACAACAAAATCATTTATCACAATTACTTGAACAAAGAAATAAACTCACATCAGATTTAGAAACACTTGGAAATCAATCTACAAGAACGAGAGAGTTGTTCTTGAAAACTCAGGGTGCTATTGAGTATCTGGAAGCAGTTGGAGTCAAACTCCCAGAACCAGAAGTTACCGAAGAAGTAGTAGAAGAAGGTTGACGACCTGACCAAAAGGTAGTATAATAACTGAGTTGATAGGGAAAAGCAGTTCTTCTTCTCTCAACTTTATGGGCAAGTAGCTCAGTGGAATAGAGCATCGCACTTCTAATGCGTTGGTCGGGGGTTCGAATCCCTCCTTGCCTGTTGTCCTTCTCTTCTTTTATGGACAATTATTCTTTTGGTGGAAGACCAGTAACGTCAATTAACCTTCTACTTCTTATTGGAGAAATGGAAGGAGTTTATTCTCATCTTAAATATATGGGATTTGAAGAAGACATGAATACTATTGACGAAATGAAGAAAAGATATTATAGTCTTTACTTCAAAACCAAAAAAGAAGAAAAGGCAAACAATCCCCTGTAGCTCAATCAGGCAGAGCACGGAGCTGTTAACTCTGGGGTTACTGGTTCGATTCCAGTCGGGGGAGTCTGCCACTTTAGCTCAGCTGGATAGAGCAGGTAATTTGTAATTATCAGGTCACCCGTTCGAGTCGGGTAAGTGGCTTGACAAGATAACAATCTTGTCTTATACTTCCTCTTGTGTGAAGGAAGATGCGTTGAGGGAGCAATCCCTCACCACTTGCGGATATAGTTTAGGGGTAAAATCAGAGCCTTCCAAGCTCCAGTCACCGGTTCGATTCCGGTTATCCGCTTCGGGATTATTCCCGATTGTTGTAAAACTTTATAAATAACCAAGTGAAGAAGCCTCAACTACTCGCTGAATCACGAAGTTTTTAACAGAGACACGTCGAGTCTCTTTCCATCCGCAGGTATATTACTCTGCGAGAAAATAACGAGGTATTAACAAATGATCAAATCTGTATTCGCAGCAACTGCTGCTCTCTCCATGTCCGCTGGTGCTGCTTTTGCAGGTCCTTACGTGAATGTCGAAGCCAACTCTGGTTTCGTCGGCAGCGACTATCAAGGAACTGTAACCGATGCTCACGTAGGATATGAAGGTCCTCTGGGTGAATCTGCTGCTTGGTACATCCAAGGTGGTCCTGCTCTCGTTTCTCCTGATGGTGCTGAAACTGAAGTTGAGTTCTCCGGTAAGGGTGGTGCTTCTGTCGCACTGACCGATGCTCTGAGTCTCTATGGAGAAGTTTCGTTCATCTCTGGTGATACCGACACTGGTTACGGCACCAAGGCTGGTGTTAAGTACTCCTTCTGATAATCAATCAGATAAAAAATCGGGATCCTCTAACGAGGGTCCTTTTTTTTTATGTTAAATTTAGATTAAACTGGTTTAAATACAGAGGTTTGTTTATTAATAGTCTCTTAACGACAGAATCTGAAGACACTGTTATAATACTAAGGTCTTCAACGGACAAACCCGAAAACATTACAAAAGGAATTTCAAATGAAAGCAATCGCACTTGCCGCACTGGCAGCATCTGCACTGGCGACACCTGCCCTTGCAGGACCCTATGTAGAGTCCAAGCATGAATTTAAAGGAACTGATGAAGATTTCTCCAAGGCAGTTCATCAGGGTCGAGTCGGATATGAGTGGAAAATGAATAACTTCTCTCCTTATATTGAAGGTGGTGCAGGATTTACTTCTCCTGATGGTGGAGAGCAAGAAACTTTCACTGCCCTTGAGATTGGTAGTAAAGTAAAGATCACTGATAACTTCTCTGCTTATGGTAAGTGGGAGAACATCTTCCAAGAAGATTCTACCCGTGACTGGAAAGTTGAAGTCGGCACCAAGTACAAGTTCTGATAATTAATAATGAAACTTAAAGCAATCGCAGCAGTTGCAGCAACCACCCCTCTGATGGTGGCTTGTGGTTCTAATCAAACTGCAGAAGTAAAGGAAACATTTAAGTTGAGTGGTGCAGGAGCATCTTTTCCTGCCGCAATCTATACAGCATGGTTGAGTGACTTTGCTAAAGAAACTGGCAACCAAGTCAACTATCAAGCAGTTGGTAGTGGTGCTGGTGTCCGTCAGTACACTGCAAAGACCGTTGACTTTGGTGCCTCTGATGGTGCCGTAAAGGACGAGAAGCAACCTGAGTTTGGAGTGGTTCACATTCCTATGACTGGTGGTGCTATCGTTCCTGCATATAATAATCCTGGTTGTGATGCCAAGATTACTCAGACACAACTTGCTGATGTATTCCTCGGCAAGATTACTAACTGGTCTACTTTTGGTTGTGCCGATGGTGCCATCAAGGTCGTTCATCGTTCTGATGGTTCTGGTACTACTAAAGGTTTCACTAATTCCCTGTCTGCCTTTTCTGAAGAGTGGGCAACTAAAGTTGGCACAGGTAAAGCAGTGAAGTGGCCTGTTGGTGTTGGTGCCAAAGGTAACTCTGGTGTTGCAGCACAACTGAAGCAAACTCCTGGTTCTATTGGATATGTCAATTACGACTATGTAAAGAATGGTGGACTTCAACAACCTTCTCTTCAAAACAAAGCAGGAAACTTCGTTAAGGCATCTGCCGAAACAGCTTCTGCTGGACTTGGTGAGATTGTTCTTGACTCTCAGTTGCGTGGTGCTGATGCTAACCCCGCAGGTGCAAATGCTTATCCTATCGTCTCCCTGACTTGGATTCTTGCATACCCTGAAGCACCTCAGAATGAGAATGTGAAAACAACTCTTCGTTATATGTTGAGTGAGAAAGCACAGGCAAAGTCTGATTCTCTGGGTTATGTTCCTCTTCCTGAGGGATTGCGTCAGAAAGCACTTGCTGCTGTTGACACTCTTAAATAGTAATAGTATATTGGGGAACTAATGTTCCCCTTTTTTATGAAAAAGAAAGTTAAAAAAATGTTGGAATGGTTTTATCAGGAAACTGATAGAGGTGGAGAAAATATTTCTGAATGTAAAAGTTTATATGATCTTGTAGAAAAACTTCAGTATCGTATTGAAGATTTAGAAAACGAACATATGCAAATGATGTGTGAGATGCAGAAGATATATAAGTTGATTGGTCGGGAAAATTTAAATGAAGATTAATCTGTGGTATTCCAAAAGTATGGGGCAGTGGAGATGGACTCTTTATGAAGAAACTTCAAAAGGTTCTCCCACTTCTTCCGAGTGTCATTCTGGTCAGCAACCTGATTTGAGAGATGCAATGAATGATGTTGCTACTACTGTTGAATACATATTAGATAAATAACTGAAAAACTGAAGAAGTTTAGAACAATACAATGGATAATATAAAGATTAGATGCCGCTCCTGTGGTAGGGAGTTGGAGGGGCATCAGAATAAAACAGTTTCTTGTGGTTGTCCAAATATGGCAACGATACGTGGAGATAAAATTTCTGCACTTGACTTGTCCAATATTGTTATGTTAAACTCCTATCAATCCCAAAATAAAAAGGGAGTTTTGTCACAACAAGATATTGAGTGGCAAGAACAAAGACGACAACGCAAAGTCCGTAAATTGGACTTTGAGGTTCGATAATTATAAGGAGAGTCAATCCGATAGGTGACGGAACCGCTCTTGAAAAGCGTCGAGGTGTTAAAGCCCTTGAGAGTTCGATTCTCTCACTCTCCGTTTAAAAAACTTTATAATTTCTTAATCACTTTGTGTAAATCAACACATAGTTGACACTTCTGAATTACTGACTAGTATAGCTAGTAAGTATTTCAAATAAAATCTTATGGATGAACACACCTACAACAACTGGGTGAAAGTCAAAAAGACCTTCGAAGAATCTGGAAATACAAACAATATGTTTTATACACGGGCTTGTGCAATCGTCAAGGGAGAAAGTGATCCCCTATCAAAAATTCTTGGAGATGAAGTGGAGAAAAAAAATGATGAGTCCCTATGACGATGATTATGTAAGTCGTAATGAAGTGCAGGAGATGATTGATGATGCAATACGTCGTCATAATAGGAATGCTTCGATTATTAGTATGTGTGTTGGTTGGGTTGTTCTTGCACTTTTTGCTGAAGGTCTACTTCGACTTATCGGAGTAATTGACCCATTATTTCCTTGGTTAAAAATTACACTTTAGAGGTAGATGACCGAAGAAGATTACCAAAAGTTACAGGAAAAAGTTCAGGAATTAAAAATGAAGTATTTGTTTGAGGAACCTTGTCCATTATATGAGGATGAGGAAGATGGAATGGAGTGAATTTTTCAATTTTGTATCCAGTGTTCTTTATCTTTATATTGCGTGGATGAGTGGAATTTTTCTTGGTTATATAATATCAGAAAGAAATAGAGGAGACTGATGAAAGTAGGACTTATAGGATTAGGTCGGATGGGAGAAGGAATGTCCCGTCGAATGGTAAAAGCAGGTATCGAAGTTCATGGGTATCGTAAAAATCATAAGAAGGCTGAAGAGCAATATGAAAAGGGTTATATCAGTGGATATACCACTTCTATCAAAAGCCTTGTTCAAGTAATAAGATCAACACCAAATGACAAAAGAGCACCTGGTATTTTTATGTTGGTTGTACCAGCAGAAACAGTAGGAGATACGATTAATGAGTTATTACAATTTTGTGTGGAGGGTGATATTATTATTGATCATGGCAATTCCAATTTTAAGGATTCTCGCAGGAGGGCAGAAAGGCTTGCTAAGTTGGGTATCCAATATATTGACTGTGGTACTTCTGGTGGTGTTTACGGTCTGGAGCGTGGATACTGTCTTATGGTTGGTGGTGCAAATACTGCAGTATCCGTCTGCTCTCCTATCTTCAGAGCCCTTGCCCCAGGCATTGGATCTGCCCCTCGCACTAATCCATTGAGTTATGAAACCTCTGCAGAGCACGGTTGGTTGCATTGTGGACCACCTGGTGCCGGACACTTTGTGAAGATGGTGCATAATGGTATTGAGTATGGTGTAATGCAGGCATATGCAGAGGGATTTAATATTTTAGAAAATGCAAATATGGGTGCCAAGTATGTCAAAGCAGGAGATGCCGAAGTTGCACCAATGGAAAACCCTGCCGATTATTGCTACGACATTGACGTTTCTGAGGTTGCTGAGTTATGGCGTCGTGGTTCTGTGGTTGGTAGTTGGTTACTTGATCTTACCGCTGATGTTCTACGCAGCGATCACCACCTCGATAAGTTCGATGGGGGGGTCAGTGATTCTGGGGAGGGTCGTTGGACTGTCCATGCTGCTGTGGATCTTGGGATACCCGCTCCTGTTATCAGCAGTGCTTTGTATGAGAGATTTAACTCTCGCCGTCTTGGTGCTTTCGCGTCCAAGGTTTTGAATGGTATGAGATATATGTTTGGAGGACATCATGTTAGGTAAAGCACTCTTATACATTGCAATTCCTTTTGTCCTAAGCACATTATTTTTTGGTTTTTATAAAGGTGAAAATGACTACTACGATTCCGACGACTATGATGGCAATGGAACAGCACACTAGTCATCAATGTTGGAATTTTATAATGTCATCTTTTGTCCGTTCTTATGGAATTAGGAGGGTTACGGGAGACGAGGATTTTCATTATCTTGCATTGGAATGGTGTGATGAGCATAATTATGTCTGTGATATTCATTTAGATGATCTTAGAAAAGTCGATGTTTATTTTCGAAAATACTATGAAGAATTTAAAGATAGAAATTGAAAAACTCAAAGATAAAATCTTTATGCTTGAGATTGAGAATGAAAGGTTGAAATTGGAATTGCAATCACATAAGGAAGATTGGATACATCCACAATCTTGTTTGCATAATTCAGATCCTTGGAAAATTTGGAAAGACAAATGATACTAAAATCACTACTACTTTTTACGGCAATGGGATTGTTTATTTCTTGGGGAGTTCAGAATGCTTATCCTCATTAGACATATAATGCAAAACCCTGTAGCATTGGGGTTTATGTCTTGGTGCTTGGTATTTGTTCCTATTATGGGTATGTGGGCAGTTCATAAGTATGGGTGGCAGCACTGGGCACCGTTTGACAAAGGGCACAAGAAGTAGTATGATTACTGCATAGAGAACTTGAGACGTTCCAACCAAAGGTGCCCAACGGTTCGGATATACCGAAACCCGGTAGTTGGGAATCAGCCCCCTTTGGATATTCAGGGAGGACCCCTGTCTTACTCCGATGCGAAACTGTCAGTGTGTTGGGTTGAGATGCCCCATAGCAAGCATACTGATAAGTCCATCGTTAAAACTATAAATATTTGGGAATATTAATAGTATCCCCAAATGGAAACCAGAGTTTGTAAATCTTGCAATTGTGAAAAATCTCTTGATGAGTTTGCCAATGCTGGTAAAGTAAATGGAGTTGAATACAAAAGGCATTTATGCATTCCTTGTTATTCAAAGTCCAAGCAACCAAGAAAAGATCGTATCAGGGAAGAATACATTGAGTGGAAAAAAACACTAAAATGTAATCGTTGTGGATACAGTGATCATCGTGCTTTACAGTTTCATCATAATGGTGATAAGGAAGCAAATATTGCTGATATGTATCAACGAAGAGTAAACCTTGATAAGATGAAATTGGAGGCTAAAAAGTGTGAGGTCTTATGTGCAAACTGCCATCAGATTGAACACTACCACCGGGTGTAGCGCAGAGGTAGCGCGTCTCATTTGGGATGAGAAAGTCGGGGGTTCGATCCCCTCCACCCGGACTTGCCAGTATCATAACTGGCATACTTGACTACATAGTCACGACACCTTATAATAACTGGGTAAACCAAAAACAACAATGGCACTGACTGAAAAATTTAAGACCAAAGATATTGGCACACTGCGTGCTGCATCTAATGGAGATTTTTTTCTTGACGTAAAGAGTCCGAAACTTTACAAGAAAGTCCGTCGATATTATGAGTCAGAAGGAGTAGTATTCTCCGGTGATCCTCTTGATGATTACGAAATGCTTATGGAGTATGTCTATCAAGATCTTGAAACTGTTGAGGTTGCTTGATGAAAGTTGTGAAAAAACCTTCCATTCTTTTGGAACGTTTTCCTTATCGTTATGTCCAAGTCGGTAATCTGGAAATCAATGTCAAACCAGATTGCCGTATT